CGCTTTTCCTCCCAGCAGAAGCCGAGGGTTCCAAGCGGCGGTTTCATAGTCGATAGTCGATAGTCGTTTCATAGTCGAGAGTCGTTAGTCGCTCTCAGAGTCGGAGTCGTTGCCAGAGTCGATAAGGTATCGCTCTCGGATAGAGTCGGGGTCATAGTCGTTGTCCTTGTTGCTGTCGGGGAGTACGGGAGTCACATCCACCTTCTTGACATCCTGATAGCCATAGTTGTTGACTCCGAGGAACACACCCGCCATGGGGTTGATTTTGCCGTTGAGCATATAGTCCTCCCACAAACACTCCAAAAGTTGGTATGCTTTTTTTACTAAGTCCGTTACCTCCTGCGGCAACGAGGACAGCCCTCCCAATGCTCCGCTACCTTGTGTATTACCAGTCTTGATCTCCCACAGTCTTCTTCGGTCAAGTCCCAATGCCATAGCCATACCAGATACAGAGGGTTTCATATCGTTCTGTATCATAAAGTCGAAATACTCATTGAGCCTATCCTGTACAGCTTTTTCGTCATGCAGGTCGATCTTCGGGAGATTCATAAAATGCAGATTCATACTGGTAAACTTTGCATTGTCACCATCTTCGAGCGTGAGTGAACTTTTGCTTGCAGGTAAACCAATCCCGGTCGGGTTGTTTCTCTTAGTTCCACCGGTGTTTTTCTTCACCGCCATAGTCGTTCTACCTCCTCTGAGAGTCCTCTTTTCGAGCCGAAAGAGTCCTCTTTCTTATTATTCTTATTGCGTAGTTGAAGTAGTTAAAAATCGGTTTTTGCGTAAACTTTTACTATATAGACCCCCTTATAGAGGACTTTTACGCAAAATCAAGATTTCAACTACTTTAACTACTTCATCTATAACTCTACGAAAAGACAAGTAGCAATCCTATAAAGACTGTTTTCCAAATGTCATTTTAGATTGTTTTTCAATCTTATTCGGATTGTTTTAAGTTTTCAGCCGCAACAGTCGCAACCTGCCGCCAAATCTCACACCATTCAGCAAGATTTCCTTCTGCAATATGGCTTGCAATTTCAGTTGGATTGATGTCTGCAATCAGCCCTAAAAGCTCGTTCACTTAGGCACCTCCTCAGGTTCCAAAGGAAAGCCGAAGGTCTCATACAGCTCCCGGCGAACATCACTGAGAGCACCGTCTACAATGGCTCGGACTCTCACTCCACGATTGGAAAACCATTTCTTTTTGAACTCTGCCTTGCCTTTCAGATAGGTCTCCTTACAGGTATCGCCGCTGGCGTACCAGTCGTAGGAGTGAATGAGATCAAACACATCCCAAACCAACTCGGAAATCTCCCTATCCTCGAAAACATTTGTGGGTCTATCTGTCCAACCGAAGATTTCATTCTTGAGGGTGCTGTCCATGTAGTTAAAGCGTCCTCCGCTCATTTCTCGTCACCTCCCGTTCTGAAATGATCTCTTTCACACAGTCGGAACAGTAGCACCCCTCAAGACCTTCGATCTTGTAAAGGAAGCAACACCAAACTCTGTTCCATTTGCCTTTGTCAGAACACCGTTTACATGAGCCTTGACCCTCACCAGTGCATTGTGTTATCTTCATGTTTGTTCCTCCTTATAGAAATCAGGGTCTTCGAGAACTTTCCAACGGAACTTTCTGTCTGTCGGGACAAGTCCCAAATCCTCTGCGTAAAACCTCAAATCATAGTCGTGAACAGTTTTTCCATCGGGTTTGAAAGTGACAGGACTGTCCCAATCCCACCTGAGAAGTATTTCCCACAATTCTGGGTACTGTTTGCGTAAAAGTCGAAGTTGGTTTACACCCTGATTATGGCAAAACCAACAGCCACCTCTTGCCGCATTGGTGTAGATTGGCGAGAGAAGATCATTTTCTTCGCACCATTTTCGGCAGTACGTTTCGTCCCACCCAATGTCTACTAGAGGTAGTATAATGCCGGGGCGAGAGTGCCGTTTAATTCTTTCGGGTTCGTCTGCCGCTATACCAAGATACTGCACAATATTTGTATCAGCTCCTTGTGCAAGGGAGCCAATGGAAAAACCGTTTCGCCGATTGGATTCACTTTCAGTTTCTTGCACCAACTTCTCACCAGTTTCGGAAAACCTTTGATTTGACCTTGGTATGCTGGATTTCTTTTCTTTGGCTTGTGATAGAACATCTTTTCGTAGGTCTGTTTTTCGCAATGCGTCAAGAGGTTGCATTTTGAGTCGAGAGTTGCACCAAGCTCCTCGCACCATGGGGAATCCGTAGATACATTCGGTACCAAGTTTCTTGTGGAATCGCTTAGTGTAGAACTGTCGCTCGTAAGACAATCTCTCTCTCTCTTGTGCTTGCCGTTATATGCTCCACAACAAGTCCATAGCGTTCCAGAATGATATTATCGGCTTTCTTCTTGAAATCGACCATTGGAGGAAGATCAGCCGGGATTGTGTCGGTAGCCCACACCTCGGCATGAATCACTCTGTCGATGGGATAGCCGAGGAGCTTACAGGCTTCCAAGCAAGCCAGAGAGTCTTTTCCGTAGGATAGAGATAAAACATGAGCCATTACACAATCTCCTTGAGTTTCAATCCCCAATAGATCATAAATCCACTGGAAGTCGATTTGCGGTCAAACCATTCCGGGTGACGCTCCATTTCAGAGTTAAATTTTCTTGCCGAGAGTACATAGGCACCCTCAGATTTTGCCCACATTTTGAAAGCCTGATAGAGGTCTTTTGCCCGAATAGTCGTGCGTTTGTTCTTCTCTCCAAACGGGTTGTTCTCGTCCTCAGGAACACGCACACAGCGATTTTCGAGAAATTGGAGCACAAGGTCATTATCCCGCTCATATTTTGCTACAACAGACCTTAAAGGCTCCGACATGGTAAGCCCATGTTCTTTGTACTTGATGTACCCACGCACCAGCCACATAAAAATGCCGCTCATAGCTTCTTGAGAGGTCAGCTCGTCCTTGAGGTGAGTGTCCTGCTCGGCGGGAGAGAAATGCCGGTTAAACTCAATCACCTTGATACGCTCGGAAGCGAATAAGCTCTTGTCCGTCACCATCGGGAGATCATTACAGGACAGCCAGAGAGTAAATTGCGGCTTGTAGGTGATAGCCGACTGGTACAAAGCACGAGCTGAGATTTCCTCACCGCCTGTGAACTGTTTGATCTTCTCCTCGTCCAGCTTGCCGTATTCGTTGCTCTCCGACATGGTGACAAATCGCTTGCCCTTGAGACCTGCAAGAGTCGGGGAAGCCGCTTCTGCGTCCTTCTGTCGATCACCCCGGCAGATCATACCAACAGGGGCAACCTTGGCATAATCGCCCAGCATGGTTTCAATCGTATTGAGTAGGGTAGACTTGCCGTTACGAGTCGTTTTGCCGTGAAGAATGAACATACATTCCTCATTGCTCATGCCAAGGATAGAATACCCAAGAGAGCGTTGTAGGAAGTCAGCTTTGTCCCTATCACCCTGCGTAACCTCGTCAATGAACTGTTCCCACCGTTCACATTTGATGTCTCTGCGGACGGTGTGACGGAAGTTGGTCTGCATGGTGAGAAAATCGTCCCACTTGGCTTCACGAAAGGAAAAGTCCCGGAGAGAGTAAGTGCCATTCAAACAGTTTATGAGGTAAGGGTCTGCGTCAAACTCAGTGGCAGAAATACGTAGTTCGCCGGTTGCGTCTTTGAGGATTCTATCCCTCATGCGCCTATCACCCATTTTGTTCACAAAATTGGTGTATGACTTTCGTAAATCATCGTCCACGATCTCTCCGCAGTAGAGAATCATCAAGCGCACAAAGTCTTTGATTTTTTCTGAAACAAGAATTGCGCCCTCGTCCTTGCGCCATACGCCCTCAAAGTAGGCGTACCAGCTTTTGTGCTCGGTGCAATATCGAGCTTCCCGGTTGTAGAGAATCCCGAACAGGTTCGCCATGCCCATTTCCGACCACTCGAACCCGGAGCTGTACTCGTCAGCTTTCTCAGGGTGGTAGGATTTGATGGTGTACATCTTCTCGGACAGGTCTTCGTCCATAATGACTCTGCCGTTACGAAGCTCGAACAGCTCTCTATCACTTGCCACGGTTGCGTTCACCTCCCACTGCGATTGCACATTTCTGTTTGTCCTCCACCCACCAAGCGCAGTTCTCCTTGCGACATACCCACCCCTCAGGGTTGGTGATTGCCTGAGAAGCCAGCAGGAGGGGACAGTAGAGTTTGTTATCGTTTGACATCGTCCAGCACCTCATATACCAATACGAGAAGGTCTTCGAGGTAGCTTATGATTGCATAGCTTCCATGCGCATGGCCTTTGTCGTAGGCGTATTCCCAAAGTTTTCTTGCTCCATCACGAGTCAACCCGTGTCCAACTTCGCTTTGAATGGCACGGTAGATGTCCTCATGGATAGCGTCTCTCGCCTTGTTCTTGGCGGTGTTGAGACGAGCAACCTCTGCTTGGTATGCGGCGTTGTTCTCAGCCACCTTGTCACGGTTCCACTTCACGGACTGGTTTTCATCGAAGACATGGTTCTGAGCCACCTTGCGAATGACAGCAGGAACGCACGACATTCCCTGCATACGCTCGTAGTCACTCTGAATCTCGTCCCAGCCCTTGACCGTCATTTTATTCGCCATCGTCAACACCTCCACACTTCTCATGGCAGACGATACGACCGCTCTTGCACTTGGGGACGAGCATGAAGTGAAGCGCAGGGTCTACACGGGACACCATCTGCTTCATCAGCTCTCGGATTTCCCACTGCGCTCTCAAGCACAGCCGTTCGTTGCTCATGTGAATCAGCTCCCGCAGATTGCAGGAAAGGAACAGGGAGGTCTCACAGGCGTTGGGGAGGACATACCGAGCGTCCTCGTTGGGAACTCCAACCTTTTGGGATAGCTCGTAAAACTCTGCGATATGATTCAGCACCAAGCCGTAATCCCATTTGCCGCCCAGCTCCTCAATAGAGCGTGGCAGTACCGCCGAGAAACCATCCTCCGAGCAGTATCGCTGAGACCGCTGAGTGAAGCTACAGTGCCTATGCCGCACGAGCTGGTGAGAACAGGCACGGGAGATACCCTCGATTTTGAAGGTGAAGTAGATATGCTCGAACACGCTATGGTGTCCGTTGCGGTACAGGTGCTTCACCAGCCCAAGCGGGTTCTTGGGGTCGCTGTCATAGCAGATACTTGCGATTGCCGCAATGGTGTTGATAGGGTCATGTGTTGCCTGAATGAGTGTGACCAACATGGTGAACCTCCTTATTTATTCATTACTCGCTCCAAGAGCTGTTCGTACAGATTCTTGTACAGGTCTCTCTCGATTTCCTCCCGGCACTGGATGTCAGCTTTCGGGTCGGGAGTGTTCGCCGCCTGTTGCGGAGCTTCCTCCACGCTGGCAGAACGGATACCGAGCGAGTACAGCAGAGCGGAGTCAATCTGCTTCATTTCCTCAGCCGTGCAGGAACGGACAAAGCCGTCAAGCCGTTCCTTCGAGACCGTCTGGATGTTCTCGCACAGGGCGGTCGAAGGGACTTTGCACTGAACCGGCACATGCGTGGGCATGGGCTTCTTCTCCTGAGAGGTCAGGAACACAACCTCCACATTGGGAGAGTACCTGTTGGCGAGGTCGTTGGAAACGATAACGCCGGGTCTATGACCACCCTGCTCGGAGCCAGAGACGGGAGAGTGAGCAGTGAAGAAGATGTCCCCCCGGTAAAAGTCTTGAGTCATGATGTGATCCTCCTTAATCTGAATGAGATAATTTGTTGCCTTGTTGCGATTAGATAATAACACGGAAAAGATTATTTGTCAACTCTCTCAGAAATATTTTTTATCTTTTCCGTGTTATATCTTATCTCTTGTAACGAGTCACGCTGTTACAGATGGTTCGGATTTCGTTGCGGTCGAGAGGTGGGTCGCAAGCAACCATGTTGGCGTATAACAGCTCGTCATAGATTTGCTGTTTGCTGTACCCCTGATTGTGGAGCATACCTGCGAGAGAAGTCAGACAGATGTTCCTACTCCCATCTGGAATCCGGGGGTAAACGGGACGGAGCTTTATGCGGTTGTTCTCAGGAAGACTCCATATCGGAGAATAAATCCTGCCGCCGTATCGCTCCCCGGCCTTTTCCTCTCTGGTCTCAGGGAAGTACTTTTCCACCACACAATCAATGGCTCCTTGGTCTTCCACAATGGTGTCGTACAGGAGCGTATCACCGGTCATGATGAAGTACCGAGCCGCTTTGTAAATCTCCACCCCTGCGAGGTTGTTCTTGCCCTTGAAGGGGAGAGTCCCCCTGAGCAGTATGTGAAAGCCCCTGCCGCTCTTGGACTTCTCGGTGTAACTCTCACACAGCCCTATGATTTCTGCCGCCAGAGGGGAGAGAAAACCGTCTTGGTCATACCCATCGTCAATGTCAATCCCCACATAGCCGTTATCATCGAACACGAACCCGCAGTAGTCATAGTGTCCTTCCGACACGGCCTTGCAAGCCGTGTCGAAGGAAGACCATGTTTCAGGATTGGTAGAGGAAGCGGCTTCTGGTGCGGTCGCTTTCATCGGAACTTTGCTGTCGCTACGAGTACAGACCCACTGATTCAGTTGTTTCAGTTCTTCGGGAATGTTCTCGTAGCGTGTCAAATCAGGTTCCTCCTCTTGGCGACCTTGCGCTCCAACTCGTTGACCAAAGCCCACACTCTGTCCTGCTTGATGTTCTTGGTCACAGAGACCTTGTAGACATTATCGGGAATGGTATCGCCCTCCTGATAGATGAACAGCAGAATCTCTCTTTCGCTGTCGGTGAAGCCCTTCAAGGCGTTCTCACAGGCGTACCAGTTCTGCTTGTCAGCGTCAGAGCGGAACTTGGGGTTGGGGTGTCGAGCGTAGAACTTCATGCAGTGCTGGATGTAATCGGTATAGAAAGTTCTCATTCCTCAACCTCCGCTTTGTCCTCAGTCTTCTTGGAAGTGGTGCGCTTGAAGACCTCGCCCTCGAAGTACCACTCGTTGTTGATATTGATGGGGTAGCCCTCCACATCGGACTTTTTCATCTCACCGTGGTCAATGATGTGCTGAGCGGAAGCAACCGCCATCTGGTTTTTCACCAAGTCCTTGCCGGTGCGAAGCAGGAAAGTCACTTTCCCGTTCACGCTTTTCAGCTTATAGTTCATTGTTTGCCCTCCTTGTTCCATTCGGCAATGTCAATGCCGTATCGTTCCAGCTTGTGCCTACACAGCCAAGCCATGTCCTCGTTGCCCATTTCGTACCGCTTTTCCAGAGCATCCAGCTCGGCGGCATAGCCCTCAAAGAATCTCCTCAGCCGCTTCTTCCCGAAGCCGAACCGCTCATGCAAAACCCACAGAATGACGGAGTCCATTTCAAGTTCGTTCTTCCTGTCAAACTCGGCGCACTGACGGAGTATTTCAGCGTCAATGGCTTTCTGCTCCTTGGTGCTGAACTTCACACCGAAGATGTGACCTCTGTTCTTCTTGAATACCGGCATATCAGACACCTACCACATGAGACGCAATCATGTCTGCTTGATGTGTCCAGAGTACATTCGGGAACTTATGAACAGCGTCAGTGAAGCTCCTCCAATGCTCCTTGTCGGTGAAAGCACCCATGTGATAGAGAATACACATGGACTCCTCCTCGGTCAGCGTCATGTGCTGAGACAGGAGAATGACCGATTTATCTCCATGTCCCTTGACGAGCGTGTTGGGGTTGTACTCCCACGCTTGCTCGTCATAGATGGTGGTCTCCTCGGAGCCGACATAAAGCGTCTCCTTGATGGGGTGGCGGTACTGGTCGATTTTGCACAGGTCGTGGAACATACCCACAATGAAGGGGCTTTCCACTCTGCGCCATTTCAGACCGTTCTTCGCAGACAGGTCTACGAGCGTGTTCATCACCATCAGCGAATGGTCGAACAGACCGCCCTCGTATGCCCCGTGGTACTTGGTGCTTGCCGGGGCGTGAAAGAAGCCGTTTTCCATCAGGTAGGTCTTGAACTCACGAGACACGATTCTGTCCAGACCTGCGGCTTCAAAAAGCTGTACTCGCTCTAATTCAGTCATTGGCTTTCTCCTTCATCAGTTCACAGATGAACGCCATGTTGCAAGCCATGTGCTTGTAATGCTCGATACCGCTCTCAGCGTCCTTGGAGTTATTGTCTTCGATGAAGGACAGCCAGTGCCGGTAAAAAGCGTCAATATAGCGTTGCAGTTCGACTTTCTTCCAGTTGTCGGGGTCGTGGTACTTCTCCGTGCCATACTCCCGAACGACCGCAATGTCACGAATGATTTGAACCGGGACGAGGGAGAGCTTCGCTTTCCCCATATCGTCCTTTGCAATCTCCATATCATTTCCTCCTACTCCGCAAAGCCCTGCGTAAAGCCCGCTCCCTCTGCGTGTAAAGGCCATTCATGGTTTCACGCCACTTGCGCTCTTTCTCCTTGAGCTTTTCATATTCTTGCTTCTCAGACAGGTATTGGGCGCAAGTGGCATGACAACCAGCATGGCGTTTGGGTGCTACACAGTCCTTGCAACACTTGATTGCCACGAATTACAGACCGCCGAGCAGAGCGTCAAGGTCAAGCCCTTTTGCCGCAGGAGCGGGAGCGGCGGGGGCGGCGGGAGCCTGGGCGGTAGCAGGTTTCGCAGTGGCGGGAGCGGCTTCGGTCTTACCGAGCGTCAGCGCACGGGCAACCGGCTCAGTGTCGAAGTACTCTGCCGGGGACTTCTCGCCGAGGTTGGCGAAAGTGACCATCTTGTTCGGGTCTTTGTTGGAAGGGAGCTTGGTGTGTACCACCTCAGCACAGATGAAGTGGTCGATAAGCTCTGCCGGGTCGATGTCCTCCAAGGTGTAGTCACCCATCACGGTCTTGGCGAAGTAGGAAAAGGCGTTCAGAGCCTTTTCGTTCAGCTCGTCATTGTTGTCCTTGATGGAGAATCGCTCGGTGTGGGTCATGCCAGCGGCGTTCACCAGCTTGACCTCAATCTTGCCAAACTCCTCGTCATAGGTAGCGGCATACACACGGAACACATAGGTTCCTTCGGGAATGAGAGTGAAACCACTCGTCATAGGGATTCGTGCCATTGTCTTTGTCCTCCTTATTTCTTCTTTGCGCTCACATACATGGCGTAGCCCACAATCAGAATCAGCTCAACCAGAATGGTAGAAACCACGCCAGCCACAAACGGGTCGATATACATGGTCTTCACCTCACTCCTCGTAATCGGTCGGGAAAATCAGGCCGATTACTTCCTCGTCATGGAGCAGACCTGCGAGGTGCTTGATAACCAGAGCCTTGCCCTCGCTGGTCTCACTCTCGGTGTCGAACTGAGCGTACATTTCGACAGTGTCACTGCGCTCAATGAGGGCGTAGGAGCCGTTGTCAATGGCAACCTTGCTCAGTCTGTCCTCGGTCTCGTAAATGCGGACGCAGTCCTTAATGACCCCATCGGCATACGGCATGACAGCTCTGGTGAGGTCGCAGGGATTGGTGAAGCTGTCGTAGTTGATGATGTTCTCCACGAAATCGGGCATGTCGGCAATGTCGGCGCAGGTGACGCTACAGATGTCCTCCGGGATTTTCATGAACACCCGCTCGGAAGCAAGCCACTGTTCGCCGTTCTTGCGATTGTACACGATACCGTCAGACCCAAGAGCCTTTACGAATTTCTGAAACTTCATGATAGTCCTCCTTATTTCACAGTCATACGGTACTGCTCAGACTTCTTCTGGTACTTCTCAAGCAGACCGTCAGCTTCCAGAGCTTTCTTGTCGATGGTGGTGGTCTCCGAACGAGATACCGTCCAGGTGTAGGTCGAACCCTTGATTTCGACCTTCTTGTCACCGTCACGGAACTGCGTCATAGCGTGTTCCTTGATGATGTCGGAAATCTCTTTCAGCCGCTTCTCCTTGTCGGCGATTGCGGCGGCGGTCGTATCGACCTCCTTCTTGAGAACTTCGGCTTCCTTAATGAGAGCGTCAATGTCGGTGTCCGGGGTGAGATTGTGGGTGCGCAGAGCCGCCAGAATCTCAGCGTCCTTCTTCTCGTCATAGACCGGGGAGATACCACCCGTCACATACTCTCCCCACCAAGACTTCACCTCAGCGACCATGCGCTCGAAGTCCGGGTAACGCTCACTGACCTTGAACTCCACCGTGATGGTGTTCTTGATGTTGGGGACGAACTTGGACGGGTCTTCGTAGTCCTTCTCCTCAAGGAAGGAAGCGACCATAATGACATTGTCCACACCGAGCAGGTAGGCGTAGAGAGCCGCCTGTAATGCGTAGTACTCAGGAGCGTCATTCTGCCAGTCCTCGATACGCTTGGTGGTCTTCATTTCGAGTACGGTGTCCACCGTGCCGTTCTCGTCCACACCGAGGTAGTCCCACATGCCGCCGAAGTAGGGGTTCTCCGGGAAGAAATCGCCCCAAGTCTTGTTGAAGTAGTCCTGCCCGTAGCGGTCGGTGGGAGTAATCAAGTCCATACCGTAGGACTTCTTCATGTACTCGGCCTGTTTCGGCTCGATGGTCTTACCGGCAATGGTGTAGATGGTGTCCTCGAAGGGCTTCTCGTAGGTCTTGGTGATAGCGCACCACATTTCAAACGGGGTAGACCAAGGGTTCAGGCCGAGAATGGTGGCAAAGCGTGTGCCGGTGACTTTCTTGGTGCGCTTGGGCGGCGTAATCTGAATCTGCTTGGAGTCAAGCCACTTCATCACTCATTTCCTCCTTCCAGCATGGCGGTGATTCGGGTAATCAGGGCTTCGCAGTCGGACTTGCTGATTTCGGTGAATCCCTTGGTCTGCACCGCAATCTGAGCAATCAGCTCCTCCTTGGTGGGGTCGCTGTCCTTGAGCTTCTTGAGGACGCTCTTGAGACCCTTAATCTGCAAGGTGGTGGCATTGTCAGCCGGTGCGGTCAGCTCCTCCTTGACCTCCTGACGCTGTTGGGGAGTAGCGGGAGCCTTGGGAGCGGCGGGGGCGGGAGCGGTGTCAGCAGGGACAGGCTTGCCAGCGTTTGCGTCAATGGTGTCGCTCTCGCAGATGTCCAGTGCCATCATGTAGAGATAGCGGCGCATGTAGGTGATGGACGAACCGAGAGCTTGCATTTCATTGGTGGCCTGTTTGCCGGTGTTGCTCATGATGGGAGCAATCTGGTTGAAGGGAGCCACGAACGAAACGGTGTCCTCCGGGTTGTCGGTGTTGATAATCGTCATAGTGCCGGTATCAGCGGTGAAGTTCACCACAGGCACGAGACCGATTGCCGAGAAGATACGGATTGCCGGGGGAACAATATCGTCCAGCTCGAAGTACTTGAACGACAGGTGCATGTTCTTGCCGGTCTTCTGGACATCGGCGTTGAGGAACTGCTCTCTCGCCTTAATGAGTTTCTGATAGACATTCTCGGTTTTAGTGGTCGTTGCCATTGCTTTTGTCCTCCTTGTTGTTTTCTTCTTTTCGGGCTTGATACCCAAAAAGTCATTGACTCGCTTTCGTGCCATGTCGATGTAGAACTGCTTGTCCACATCGGCAATGGTCAGGTGGTTATCGTTGTCGATGATACAATGCTCCGGGAGCATTTCGATTTTGGCGGTAGACTCGTTCTCAGCCTTGACTTTGAACAGCTTCCCGTATCGCTCGTCTGCCGTTGCATATACCCGGTTCACTCTCTGTACCGGGACTTGTACGCCATCGACAAGGTGATATGCTTCACGATATTTCGCCCCAGCCTTTGCAATAATCTGGAACTGGAAAATATCGTCACAGCCATTGATGGTGTCTTCCACAGGTGTACCGTGAACGAAGTACTCTCGGAGAGCGGTCGCAACGATACAGCAGGAATTGTTGATTTTCCAAGCACCCACGCTGGAAATGCCCTTGACAAGATAGCCGCCCTTTTCCTTGACCTCTCCACTCGGTTGCACTTCGATGTAGTTGTTCACATCCTTCTGCGCAATCTTCATCACGGAGTCTTCTTCCAGCTCAAAGCCGGTGCGCTTCTGCCACTCGTCACAGATTTCGTCCAGCTTTCCGAGGTCGGCTCGATTGCACTCGACCATGATACCGTCCGTGTTGAGCTGGACGATTTTCAGCCCCGGAATGTCAGCGTACAGGTGTTCGGCCAGCTCAAGGAGGAACAACTGCCCGGTGATACACACAGAGCGTCCCATGAGGGGGTCAAACAGGTCGTTGTACCTGTTGAGCAGTGCGCCGTAGGTCGTGTTCACAACCAGCTTGAGGGCGTTTGCGGTGGCCTTGTCTCCGCTTGCCTTGGCTTTCATGCGGGTTTCCAGCACTTCCTCGAAGACCTGCGCCGAGGGGATGTTGCGGGAGGTGTAACCACACAGCGTCATGAGGTGCGGGTAGTAACTCGCCACATCCTTGTTGCGGATAACCCGTTCATCGGTCTCCTCGAAGAAGTAGTTCGGGATTGCGGCGTGAATACCACCATATCCCACGACACCGGGACACTCACCGATGGAGAAGGACTGCTTCTCGCTGAACAGCTCCGTGTCCGAGATTGACGAGTCGTACATCTTGTTGAAGAAATCGAAAATCTCCTGCGGAATGTACTCTCGTTTGAGGTGCGAAGGGTACACATACTTGCGTTCATCATCATGGGGTTGCTTGGTCGCTTTCAGCAGAGCGGCGGTCAGTTTGGCATTGGTCATTCCCATGGCTTTCACATCGTCCAGCCCTGCCAGTTTGCCAATGTGGACTTTGTTCTTGAGATAGTCCTTCCGAAGCTCCACAAGCCGCTCTGTCGTGTCAACATCGTGCATACAGTACTTGGCGGTCTCTTTCAGCTCATCTTCGGTCAAAGCCCGGTCGATGTCGAAGGGGACGGTGGACTCCTCAACGGACAGTCCTAAGTGACCCTCAATGGCTTTGAGGGACAAGCCCATCTGCATATCGTCTTTGATGTCCACATTGTTGAAGCGGAAGAAGAAATCCCTCAGGGCGGGGTATTCCCAACCCTGACCACCTCCAATGAGGTAGTCATTGACCGCTTTCACTTCCTGCGGGACGAAGCCACAGCAGATAGCCTTGATGATGAATTGGTCGTAGTGCTTGGAGTTGAAACCCACATAGATGTTGTCCTCGGTAATGCACTGTTTCAGCTCCTCGTTGTCGTTGTGGACGATGGTGTACTTGCCGGTCTCCGTGTCCTTGAAGACCACAAGCCAGTCTTCGCAGAAGACCTCCACATCGTAGACAATCAGTCTCACTGGTTCACCTCCTATTCCACGAAATAACAGCCGTTTTTACGGTAGGTGGTACAACGCTTTTTGTAGGACTTCACGAGGTATGCGACATCGTCAACGAAGTCATAGGCGATAGGTTCTGCTTTGCCATCGAAGACACGAGCGATTCTGCCAATGCTCTGCGTCACGACAGCGTAGTCCTTCTGAGGGGTGGTGAGGAACAGCCGCTCCAAGCGGGGTATGTCCAACCCCTCTTTCGCCAGAGAGTAGGTTGCGAACAGGTACTTTTTCCTACCTGAGCGCATGTCCTCAATGGCTTTCTCTCGCTCCGCTTTGCCCTTCTTCGTTGTCATTTTGCCGCTCACCATCACAGCGTCCCGTCTCATGTGCGCTGGTAGCCAGTTCATGAGGTGTTCCAAGTGACTGAGCCGGTCGGAGAGAATCAGACAGCTCTTGCCCTCGTTGAGCTTGATGGTGTTCACAATCACTTCCTCCCGGCGTAGGTTTTCGGTGAGGTAAGTGACCATCTTCGTGTAGTTCAGTGTCCCATCGGTGTTCAGGCAATCTCGGCTGAGTTCCACCCCTGTCGCAACGGGGAAAATACCAACCTTCATGATTTTGTCACCCACCGCCTTGTCAGGAACGGTGTAGATAACATGACCGAGCAGGGCGTAGGTGGCTTCAATCATGCCGTCAGACCGATGTACCGTTGCCGAGAGACCGATTTTGTGCCGAGCGGACAAACTGTTCAGCACCTTGTAGAACTGCGTCATGGCGGTCGGTGTCCCGGAACAGCGGTGGCACTCGTCCACGATGATGGTGTCCCACAGGTCTTTGTACTGAGCCAGATTGAGCTTGCACATGGTCTGGATGGTGGCAAAGGTGATACCGCTTCCGATACTGACCTTGCCCTCGGTAATGGTTCCGATAACCCGCTTGTCCATGTACAGTTCTGCTCGTTCTTTGCTCTGCCTGAGCAAGTCCAGCGTGTGAGTCAGCCAGAGGGCTTTCTTCCCAAACCGCTTCACAATGGCAATTCCCATCTGCGTTTTACCGCTACCAGCGGGGCTTTGCAGAATACCGTACTGTCCAGCCGCCACAGCGTCCACAGCGGCCTTTTGGTAGTCATAGAGGGGAATATCTACCCCTCCATAAGAGACCTCCTCAGCGGCCTTAAAATCGCCTATGAAGACAGCGTTCTTTCGGACGGACTCAGGTAGTGACCTCAGCGTTCCGAACGGTAGGACTATACTGGTTCCTCTCTGCTCGTACAGGCAGAGGGTCTTCGGTGTGTTACCAAGCCACAGGTTCATGCGGACTTTCTTCTGGTACTCAGGGTTCGCAATCCGCATGTGTTTACTGCACCACACGAGCAGTTCTGCCGAGGGATTGTCGATGGTCAGAGTGTTCGAGACGGTGATTATCATGCAAACACCACCCACGCTTCCAGTACCCGCCCATAGAAGCACATGTCCTTGAAGTCGATACTCGATTGAGTCTTGGACAGGCGTTTCAGCGTGTCATAATCAAGCATGAAGATGTAACCTTCGCACTTGAGGGCGAACCAGCCAGTTCCGTTCCCGCTTTCCTGCCAAGCTCTCATGGCGGTGTGCTGATTGTCCTCAATACGGGAGAATGGGAATCTTCCTCTCGAACAGACTTTGCAGTCAATCAGATAGGACTTGCCGTTTCTGACCGCAATCACATCGGCGGGTTGCCCAGCTTGGTTTTGGGCAAGGTTGTGACACCAGAATCCCTGTTGAAAGAGGATTTCACAGAAGACGGACTCGAAGCTATTTCCGAGCTTCTTGTTTGTCATTGCGTAACACCTCCTCGTACTCGTCCATAAGGCCGAGAATCTTTGTGGAGTAGGCGGTGCTTGTGACCCCATTCTCCCATGCCTTTTGCGCTCCGTAATTTCCCATGTTGTATGCCATGAGAGCCTTGCCGTAATCACCGTACTTCTCAATGTAGCTACCGATGATGGTGATACCGCAGAAAGCGTTCTGGTACGGATTGAGGAAGTCAGCCGTTCTGTACTTCTCCTCAAGCCACTCGTGGTTTATGGCATTGATTTGCATGAGACCGTAATCGTTGGTGGAGCTTACCACCTCCGGGTTGAATCCGCTCTCATGTTCAATCATGGCAAGAGCCAGTGTCACCGGGACACCTTCGTCTGCGCAGATTTCGTAGATGTACCTCTGCAAAGAGTCTGACAGGGGAACATCGAACAGGAACACTTCGGTCTCCTGCGGTAAACCGTCCGTCTCGTGAACCGGGACTTCGATGGTCTTGGTGACAGTCACCGTCTTGTGCGGTGTGGTGAGAACTCCAAGCAGATAACCTACCGCTCCTCCTGCCAGCACCAGCACGGCAAGGAAGACACCGAGCTTTTTCAGGTTGTACTTGGGTCTCTTTTTGCTTTCTCTACATTGCGTAGCCATTTTTGAAAATCCTCCTCATTTTTCGGGTCTGCATAGAACTTCTCCAAGAGACCCATCAAGGGTCGTGCGAGGTCTGATACTTGGGAGTCACTGAGACTCGTATTCAGTGAGGATTTTGTCACATTCATCCAGAACCACCTTAGCTTTGGGGTAGGTATAGACCCCACGAACAATGCTCGACATTTCGGGTGGCTGAACTGTGATACCTCGCTTACGCAGTTCAAGAATCAAATCCACCTGCTTAATACCAAGCCGCTTCATTCGCTCCTGAATATGACTCATGCTTTTACCTCCTCTCATGATTCAGAAAACGAGAATTGCCTTGACAGTAAGCCGAATTGATGTTATTATTCTTATAGGAGTAATCAAACCTCAACCTCCTCGAAACTGCCACTTTCAAGGGGGTCGGCTTCTTATTGTCAATTCGCTATTCCCGAACTTCTTGGTCTTATTATAGTTCTTCTTTTGCGAATTGTCAAGGGGGTAATTCAAATAATCCGAATTAAAATTTGCGGAAGGAGAATTGCAATGTCTTTCAAAGAGAACATCAATCGGATTTGCCTTGAGCGTGGGACAAACCTCACGGCGGTTGTGAAAGAGGTAAAGGGTTCGTCCTCGTTCACCAGTGCAATCAACAAGGGGTCTCTGCCCAAGGAAGAAGAAATGGTGGCAATGGCTAAAATCCTGCACTGTTCCGTCATTGACTTCTTCATGGACGAAGAAGACCTCGCTCCGAAGGACACCCCTCAGAACGAGGACGAAGAAGATTTGCTCAGAATCTACCGTTCGCTTTCCAGACGGAGCAAACACGAGTTCATGAGCATGGCCTACGAATATGAGAACCGTGAAGAATTGGAGGGGGATAAAGAAGTTCCTGCGAACGGAGAAGATAGTCCCCATAGAATTGCTCATGCGTAAAAAGGCGTTGGAGGTGATACTACGAAAGCGGTAATCTATGCCAGATATTCGAGTCATAGCCAGCGGGAAGAATCCATAGAGGGACAGCTTCGGGAGTGTCACGACTTTGCGCTGAAAAACGGAATGACCATCATCGGTGAGTACTGCGATAAGGCAATCTCAGGAAAGACCGACAATCGACCGAGCTTCCAACGGCTTATAAAGGACAGCGAGAAGGGGCAGTTTGAAGCGGTGATAATGTATACCCTTGACCGTTTCGCTCGAAATAGGTACGACTCTGCCATCTACAAAGCAAAACTGAAAAAGAACGGTGTGCGGGTCTACTATGCCAAACAGCCAATGCCCGACACGCCAGAGGGCATTATCCTTGAGTCCGTGTTGGAGGGGTATGCCGAGTACTACTCGGAGAACCTGTCACGCAACATCAAACGGGGCATGAAGGAAAACGCATTGCAGTGCATTGCCAACGGTGGAGCCGGTATGCCCTTGGGGTACACGGTAGGCGAAGACAGAAGGTACAAAATAGACCCCGTTGGAGCAAGAATCGTTCAAGAGATTTTCCAGATGTACGCTGACGGTATGTCAGCTACGCAAATCATCAATGAGTGCAACAAGCGTGGCTATAAGACCGCACGGGGAAATGCGTTCAACAAAAATAGCCTACGCACCATGTTGAAGAACGACAGGTACATAGGCGTGTATCGGTTTGCGGATGTCGTGGTGGAGGGTGGTGTCCCGCCCATCATAAGCCGGGAGCTGTTTGACAAGGTTCAAGCCACCCTCAAGCACAACTATTCAGCCCGTGCGAGGAACAAGGCCAAGGACGATTACCTTCTCACCGCCAAGCTGTTTTGCGGTCACTGCGGCTCCTCCATGGTGGGAGAGAGCGGCACTTCAAAGTCTGGAAAGCTCCATCACTACTACAAGTGCATAGAGCGCAAGCGCAAGCACAAGTGTAATAAGGCCGTGGAGAAAAAAGACTGGATGGAGGAGCTGGTGGTTCGCTTCACTGTCCAAAAAGTGCTGACCGATGAAAACATAGAGCGCATTGCGGTCAAAGCTATGGAGATTATCGAGAAGGAATCTGCTGACACCACCTACATTGATGGTCTACGAAACGAGCTGAAAGAGGTTAAGAAGAAAATCAAGAACCTCATGACTGCCATCGAGCAGGGCATTATCACTCCGTCCACCAAGGAGAGGATGGACGAGCTGGAACTTGAAAAGAACGAGATAGAGGGAAGAATCGCCAGCGAGGAAATGAAAAAGCCACTCCTGACGAAAGAGCGCATAATGTACTGGCTCTACTCGTTCAAGAGTGGCAATATAGATGATGTCGAGTACAAGCGTAGGGTGATAGACACGCTGGTGAACTCGGTGTATGTCTATGATGAAGGGGACAGAGGAAGAAGAATCGTCTTCACCTTCAACATATCAGGGCAAAACACCGCTACGCTCTCGTGTTCGGATATAGCGTGTTTCGCTCCACCACATATGAAAAATCCGAACTTATTCCCCATCGGGAATGCGTTCGGATTTTTCATTTTTATCAAGGATATTTCCTACTGATGTTTATCCCCGGAGGATTTTTTATCCTCCGGGTTTTTCTTTTATTTGCACATTCGATTCCTGACCGCTCTCCTGCTACAATGATTGCAGAAAATCATTAGGAGGACGGAACAATGAAAAAATTCATCACAGACGAAAGGACAGACTTGCACTATGAGCTTGTCGGGGACTACTACCTTATCGCCGGGGAGGACGAGCCGGAGCAAGAATAAGAGCCAATCTGAATATGGGGACAGCAGCACCTCCGCTATCTCAAGGAGCATCATCGTGTGCGGTACGCCAACCTGCTGACCAGCGGTGAATTGAATTCTTGGCAATTCCAGAAAATCGCGCAACAATAGTGTCTGCATATCGTTCACAGGTCTGTGACCTTCGTGCGTCTACCGCAGCCTTACGACTGTTTTCCGGTAAACCATTAAATAGTTTTACTTTATTAGCATACAACAGGATACAAGTCAAGATTTACGAAAAACTAGAAATTTTATATAGAAAACCCATGCTTCTTTAATCATTATTGCGCCCATTCCTTTCCGCTATATTCCGAGATACAAAAGGAGAATGCAACCCAATGTCTCTACATTGAAATGGGAGTCAACAAAGAATCTTTTTCTCTGCGCTGCTAAACGAATGAAAAGAAAACAGCGGAACACCCGCAGAAAATCGATGCAATTAAAAAACCCTTGTACAGGAATCCAACAACAAGGGGATCCCAAAGCACAGAGGGCTTTGACTGATGAAATAGAACTAGATGAGTTGATTGGTTGAAATAAAGTGGAGTACTTGCGAGCTGTTTTTGCTAATCATTGGCTTACTAAGATGATGCTTGCTGCAATAATAACCCGACAGATGCAAGAGACAATTATTTTCGTAAAGTATTTCCCTCATTGTATCGCACAATCACACTTTACAAACCACATTATACGCCGTAAAAACGGAAATGTCAACAAAATATTGCATAAATAATTGACACTCTTGACGGTTTTATCTAATAGCGGTCATAAAATCGCAAAAACACGACATTCCATATGGAGTGTGATGATGCATGCTATTATATATTAGCCGTCAAAAAAACCGTCAGAATTGTCGTCAAATATGCAAAATCAGGAGGATGAAAATGGCACGCAGGGGAGAGAACATATACAAGCGAAAAGATGGGCGTTGGGAAGGGCGCTGCATAATAGGTCATGGCAAAAATGGCCGTGCAGCTTTTCGGTCTCTCTATGGTCACAGTTATAAGGAAGTAAAGGAGAAACTGTTGATAATCAGTCCTTATTCTGTTCTTGTGATAATGCAGATCATCAAGACAATTTTTACAATCCTGCTGACATAAATGATGCTTATGACATCCTGTACACTCATAAGACGAGTATTCATTATCGCAAAAATCCACAATTTCGTCAATCAGCATTATTTATCACTCCTTTGGCTTAAGCATCACCATTTTCGCAGGTTCCGTATTTTGAACAGATAGTGTTCCTTTTGACAGATTGAGTAAAACTTCCAATTCACTCGGATTCATAGCAAGTCCCATTTCACTTAATTCGTCAACGAATTCTTTTTGTGTAAAAACTTTATTGTCAAGAAGAAGATCAACGGCATCTGAAAACAATGCCGGTTTTGCCGCTTTCATTGTATTATCAAGTGGCTCTGATTTCCGCCATCCCTTGTTTTGCATTATACGCATCATATACTGGTATTGACCTTGAGTGATAATGCCAAGATCGCAACTTCTGTAAAGCATTGCGGCAATAGACACTTTCCATTTGCGCTTAATCTGTTTGTAATAGTCTAAGTTTTGTGGCTCCAACTCTACATCAGCTGCAAACGATGTTTCGGGCATTAAGAAAGCAGCAGCAAATTCATTCGCTTCCTTTTCTTTTGCCTTAAATTCCTCACGTGTAAGAACTTCTTCATCTTCACTCCATTCATGCAAAAGAATATGTCCCAACTCATGCGCAATGTCAAAATTAATTCGAGAAGCAGACTCTTTGTTACTGGAAAGAGCGATCAGATAGACATCTGTCCCATTCACATCGACATATTGACTAAATGCGTCAATATCATCAATATCAGTAGCGAAAGTAGTAACAACAATTCCGTTTTGCTCCACAGTACTCATAAGATTTTCTATTGGCTTATCTCCAAGTTTCCAATATTCTCGCAATACTTTTGCAACTTCGGTTGGTGAAAGAGTTTCTTCGCTCAGATCCGGCAAATTAAGTTCAGGAAATGTAACATATTCATTCAAAAAGGAATAGATAGCAGCAATGTGCTCCATCTTAATTTCTTGTGCCAGTCGGTACTTCTTACTTGTTTTCATAAGAGAACGGAAATAGGTTGCTCCTGTTTGAAGCTTCAAACGATTTTCCTGCGCAAAGTATTTATATGGGAAATTCAGAACATTTGAAATAGAAAGTATTTTATCAAAAGGAACATTTTCAATCTTTCCAGTTTCATATTGTGATATGGTCTGCTTGCTTACATTGATTTTTTGTGCCAATTCCTCAACTGTAAGCCCTCTATATTGACGTGCTGATTTCAGCCGATTACCATTAAATAATTTCATAATTATTACGCTCGCTTTCAAAATGGGGGATTATGCTTGTTTTTCTTTTTTCTTTTCCTTTAAGGCGACCAATCCTTTTTCTTTCAAACGATCAGTAGCTTTCGATTTCAGAGTGATTGTTGATTTGTTATGCTCCTGCTTAGCAGTCTCAATTTCGTTACTCATCACAGGCTTAGTCATATCAAGCCAGTTTTGTTGTTCTACAATATCCAAATCGCAATCTAAAATATAAGCTTGAAGAGAACTCAATGTTCCGTACTTGCTCGAAAAACAAACAAGAGCATGATGAAGTTCGTGATGCTCTATTGGGCAATCGAAACCTGAACACAAGTTGTCAAGAACTTTCATCAACTCAGTTCCGTTTTGCGACTCAGAGCTTGTTACATCATTTGAAAGTGTGAGCTGTTTATTGGTAGCTTGAAGTTCGTCGTTCAAGGCAATTAGCGAACGGATATATTGCGGCTGTTTTTCCGCTTTCAAATGTTTAATTGCCTCAAGGCGAGTATCCCTCATAAAAGAAATAAGTAATCCACTTTCTACATCATAGAGCAATAATACAGTCCACATTCCTCGTACTGTTGTAGACCACTTGACGCTGACATTATCATCGCCAAAAGCATTAATAAGGTTTCGGTATATTAAATCCCAGTTCAGGAAGGGACCGGACACATGTGTTTTAAGTCCCATATATGCATCCGCTTCTTGACGGTCTTCACAAAGTGCTTGGAATATGCATTCATAAATTTTTTGTTTAATGTCCTGAGAAATTTTGCCAAGAAAAATGCCCATATAAGCGTCTCCTCTACATTGGATTATTTGTCTATTATAATATCATAAAAATTGAATTTTGTCAAGTGCAACAAACAAATCAAAATAATATGTCTTGACTAAGAAAGAGAAATCTATTATAAGCTTATTGGAAACACTATTTTCCGTGGGTAGCTTGCCAAAGGAGGAGTCATAGCAGCACCCGTTTGTTAGTGGGGGACAGAGGCACGCAAGGTATCTTAAACAGCACCACAAAATTTTGTATTATAACTTACGGACAAGTGGTAAACTGAACAGCTACCTTGCCGATATTGATGGGCAAGCGGAGAAGCTGTTTTCTCGGTTGATAACGGAACTTACCAAAAAAGAAGATGTAACCGAAGCACTAAAAGCTGAAAATCAAATGGAGTGGGTTCGACGGATGAATAGTATCCGTAGCGGAGTTGCTGAAATCATATATACCGACTTAATTGATATATAATCAACACTGAGAGAAGCTGAAAACTTACGATATTTTTTCAAAACGGTTGAATAAAGAGTGGGGCGATGGATACATGACGCTGATTTTTCACGAGACCAAGGTATCCACCGGCCACGACCACACCTATGATAAAGCATGGCATGATATTGGGGACGGGTACCATGCGCATAAATGTACCCTTTGCGGAGCCTTTGATACAGCCAGCCGTGAGGCACACCGCGAATTCCCGTGTGAGTCAAAAGGTCTAGAAAAGGGGCACACCTTAAAGTGCTTGCTTTGCGAATATAAGTACGATGAAAGCATCATAAAGCCGCACGAATGGACCGGTTGGAAGGTCTATGATAGCTACTACGAGTATACTAACGGCCACCATGCAAAAAGATGTAACTGCGGCCAGTTGGATTACCGTCATACCCAGCTCGTTTATCAATCAATCGATGCGGAGTGGCATCAGCGGGTTTGCCCGATCGAAGGCTGCGGCTACAAGGAGCAACGGAAAACCAACCATGTTTACGAAGCCGGCAGTACCGTTTGTAAGTATTGCAATTTTGATAAATCCAACCCCACCGACCCCGCTCCCGTAGAGCCCACCCCCGGCGGCTCGGTCATTATCATCACCCCGGAGGCCACCGGCCCGGTGTTCCTCTCCG